TTCATTAAACCTGCAAGATCAATTAACTTCATCGGTCTAACCTTCGTTGCTACACGAACAGGTGTATCATTTGAAGAAGTAATCGGTAACGTTTAATTAGAGGTAATTAAAGAAAATGGCAACTCAATTTAACAGACCACCTTTAAGACGAATTACTGACTTCAAGAGTAAGTTAGTCGGTGGTGGTGCAAGACCGAATCTATTTGAAGTCGAACTTGCTTTCCCAGAAGAGATCGCAATTGATAATGATGTAAAGGATAAAGCAAGATTCTTAGTAAAAGCAGCTGCTTTACCTGCTTCAAATATTACTCCAATAGATGTCAACTTTAGAGGAAGAATCTTAAAGATAGCAGGAGATAGAACATTTGATACATGGACTATCACAGTTATCAACGATACTGACTTCTCAATTCGTTCTGCTTTTGAAAAGTGGATGAATTCAATCAATAGATTGTCTGATGCAACTGGTACTAATAATCCTGCGGACTATCAAGAAGATGCATATGTTCATCAACTTGATCGTGATGGATCAACACTTAGAAGTTATAGATTCTATGATGTATTCCCAACAAACATCAGTCAGGTTGACTTATCTTATGAAACAGTTGACACAATAGAGGAGTTTACGGTAGAATTACAAGTACTATACTTTGAATCAATCAAAGGTGTCGGTGATAATGCTGGAGGAGAGAGCATAAACTAAAACTGATAAATAGTGCTATAATAAAAGAAAAATAGTTATACAATGGCGAAACTCTTTGGATTCTCAATTGATGATTCGGATAATAAACCCGATTCAGTAGTATCACCCGTTCCTCGTAGTAACGAGGACGGGGTTGACTATTTTGTTCAATCTGGGTTTTATGGGCAGTATGTTGATATCGAAGGTGTTTATAGAACTGAATATGATTTGATCAAAAGATATCGTGAGATGGCACTTCATCCAGAATGTGATGGTGCAATCGAAGATGTTGTGAATGAAGGTATAGTTAGTGATCTATATGATTCACCAGTTGAAATAGAATTATCGAATGTAAATGCAAGTGATAAAATAAAAGATATAATTAGGGAAGAATTCAAAGGCATCAAAGAAATGATGGACTTTGATAAGAAGTCTCATGAAATTTTTAAGAATTGGTATGTAGATGGAAGATTATATTACATAAAAGT